TCAGCAGCTGACAAACCAGGAAAAAAAGACAAAGTTGACCCATCTATTTTTAGAATGGCTGAACAAAAAGATTACTAATTAATTAAATGGATAAAAAACCATACAAAGAAGAATATGATCCATTAGTTGGATACATAAGAACTAGATTTCAACAGGCAGAAACTTCTAGATTGTATGATGAAAAACGTTGGCTAAAAGCTTACAGAAACTATAGAGGATTATATGGTTCTGAAATGGTTTTTAGAGATAACGAAAAGTCTAAAGTTTTTGTTAAGATTACAAAAACAAAAGTACTTGCATCATTTGGTCAAATTATAGAAGTATTATTTGGTGCTGGTCAATTTCCTATTGGAGTTGAGCCAACTCCTGTTCCTGAAGATTCACCTGAATACGCACATTTAAAACCACAGCAAATGCAACAACCTAATGGTGTTGCAAGTCCTGAGGTTGCAAATCCGTATGGTTTTCCTGGAGATGGTAGACAGATACCACAAGGTGCTACTGCAGATATGCTAATGGAAAATTTAGCACAAGAATATAAAAATCTTGGTTTTGATGAAGGATCAGCTCCTGATAATAAAACAATGCCACAGATTGAACCTGCTAAACTAGCATCAGAAAAATTAGAAAAATTAATTCATGATCAATTAGAAGAAACAGAAGCAATTAAAATTCTTCGTCATGTATTTTTTGAAATGTGCTTATTAGGTACTGGTATTTTAAAAGGACCATTTAATGAAGATAAAGTTTCTCATAAATGGGATACAGATCCAAATAATGGTGAAAGTATATATACAGCTAATTTTAAAACAGTTCCAAAATTAGAAGCAGTTTCTTGTTGGGATTTTTATTCAGATCCAAATGCAACTAATATGAATGATGCTGAATATGTTATTCAAAGACATTCATTTAATAGGCAACAATTTGCAGATTTAATAAAAAGACCTTTATTTGACGCAGATGCTATTCGTGCTTGTTTAGAAATGGGACCTAACTATCAAACAAGAGGATATGAATCTTCATTATATGATAGAGAAAATGTTGAAAATTTATATAAAAATAGATTTGAAGTTTTAGAATATTGGGGTTTATTAGATAAAAGAATTGCTAGAGAAATTGGATTTGATCATGATGATGAATTAGATGTAGTATCAGTAAATGCATTTATATGTGGTAATAAAGTTTTAAGATGTACTATAAATCCATTTACTCCTACAAGATTACCTTATATGGTATGTCCGTATGAAGTTAATCCTTATCAATTTTTTGGAGTAGGTATTCCAGAAAATATGGATGACTCACAGCAAATTATGAATGGTCATGCAAGAATGGCAATTGATAATTTAGCTTTATCAGGTAATTTAGTATTTGATATTGATGAGACATTATTAGTTCCAGGTCAGGATATGAAAGTATTTCCTGGTAAAATATTTAGAAGACAAAGTGGACAACCTGGAGCAGCAATACATGGTATAAAGTTTCCTAGTACTACTACAGAAAATATGATGATGTTTGATAGATTCAGACAATTAGCTGATGAAGCTACAGGTATACCATCATACTCACATGGTACAACAGGAGTACAATCAACTACTAGAACTGCAGCAGGTATGTCAATGCTTATGGGAGCTGCAGCACTTAGTATTAAAACAGTTATCAAAAATATTGATGACTATTTATTAAAGCCCCTAGGTAAAACATTATTTTATTGGAATATGCAATTTAATGATGATAAGCCTCAAATAAAAGGTGATCTTGAAATTAAAGCAAGAGGAACATCTTCTTTAATGCAGAAAGAAGTAAGATCACAAAGATTGATGACATTTATGCAAACAGCATCTAATCCAGCATTAGCACCGTTTGTTAAATGGCATACAATATTAAAAGAAGTTGCTAAATCATTGGATATTGATCCTGAACAAGTAATTAATGATCCAGAGAAAGCAGCTATCTTTGCACAAATAATGGGAATGGTAAATGGAAATCAAATTAATACAACCGCTGTTGGAGGACAAGCAGAAATGGGACAAGCTATGCCAGTACCTGCAGGAGCTTCGCCAACAGATAGTACAGGAAATGGAGGGGGCAACATCGGAACAGGCGATGTTCCGTTGCCAGGGGAAGCTAGTTTTGCTTCGCCAGATCTTAAACCTAGAATCAATAAACAAACACAGTAAAACTAATAAGGGTACTTAAATGACTCAATTTGCATTATCTTATGATAATCAAGGTAATTCAAGTTTAGTAGCTGTTAAAGAGCAGACTACTTCAAGAATATCATCAGGTGGTGATTGGAAAGTTAGTGATTATTTTGCACCTAGAATGGATTATGATATTACTGAAACTTATAAAAATACTCCTGAAGAACAATTAAAAACAATTCAAAAAGTATTAGTACCACAAAGTGGTGATAAAGATTCTAAAGATGATAAAGATTATAAAAAAGATTTATCACCTGCATTTAATTGGAAAGATTATATGTATGAAGAATATAAAAAAGCATTAGGTGTTGAGGCAGCAGATGCTTGGCTTAGTGCATATAACTTAGAAAAAACAGCTAGTGCTATAGGATGGATACCTTTTGTACCTGCAATTGGTAAAGTTATTGCAAAAGGAACACAAAAATATGCAGAAAAGAAAAAAGAAGATATAGTTAAACAATATATAAATTCTAAATATTTTATGGATAATATGGCAAATATGGATATAGAATATACTGTTACTGGAGATTATGATTCATATAATGATTTAAGTTGGCATCCTAGTTATGGAAAAGATTACAAACCAGGCACAGTATTTGATGCTGATACAGATCCAGCAGATGAAGGAATACAAGAACCTCCAGGACATCCAAATTATAATATTCATGCTGGAGGAAATAATAATACAACTACAACACCAAAACATCATGGTGATGTAGCACATGGACCTGGTGGAAGATTTGAAACAGCAAATACAGGTAATGGCAATCAAGGTAATAACAATACAGGAAATGCTGGCGGAGCACAACTAGGTAGTGGAATGACTACAGGACAACATGCCGCATTTAGAAACTAATGGCAATAGATTATACAGGTAAAACAGCAAAATCAACTACAGGTACAATAGGTGCAACACCTTTTGTTCCTAAACCAGCTGATACATCTCAGCTCGTTGACAGTATGGCAACACAACAGAGGCAAGGTAAAGCTCAAGTAGAAGCAGCTCCTGCTACAAATGTTGCCCAAGTTCCGCAAATTAACTTACAAAATTTGCAAGATGATGATAGGCGAACATTAGATGTTCATCTAACACCATCTTTGAAAGGTGTCTTTAATAAAATCTTTGGTCAAGATTTATTTCCAGGAATGGGAATAGGTGAACCTACGGTTAGTGTATCAAAGAAAATTATTGAAGAACGTTTTGGTAGCGTTGACAAATTTATGTCAATGGTTCAACCAATTGAAAAAGATGAAATTGTGCCACCTAATAATACATCTGGATTATTATCTAAGAAAGTATAATTAGCACACAAAATTATGGAAGTGAGCTACCCTTATCCATAAGGCACTCAACTTAAGAGGAAAAAATGGAAAACGAAGAAAATAAGACAGTTGAGGTTTCAAAAGAAACTAAAACTGAAAAACCTAAACTTTTTAAAAAACCAAAAGTAAAACTTTATAGTAAACATCGTGATGAAGATGATGCTGAAACTGAAGCATTTGCTAGAGGTGAATTAG